AATAGTTTTCAGGGTCATTAGTTACTTTCTTTTCCATCGCTTTTTGTTTTTAAATTTTAAAACCTTATTTCATCATTCTAATATCGTTCGTGCTACTTCCGGCCACTGGTCATAGCAATGTCCATTGGGCGCAATGCTAAAAAAGCACCGTCTGCGATACAAAATTTTTGAAACGCTTATTCCCATTATTATAATATTCTCGGTCAATTTCAAATCCTACAAAATCAAGTCCCGCCTTATTTGCTGCTATCCTACTGCTTTGGCTTCCCAGATGAGTATCTAAAATCAAATTTCCTTCTTCTGCGTAATTGGCAAAAATCCATTCGTACAATTTAACAGGCTTCTGCGTTGGATGAAATCTATTCCCTTGGTCGCTTCTTTTTGTAAACTCTTTTAAGTTTCTATCAAATGAAGTCCAAGCCAGTTCACCGTCAGCATAATTTCCACCCATCATTTTTTGCCAATATATCCACCCTCTTGATGGTTTAAGAAAATCAGTCATATAATTGCCACCCCAAACAATTTGATTTTTAGATACTCGCCAAAGCTCATTCCAATAAGCTTGTTCAGGTATCGAGCTATCCCAGTCTTTTACAGTGTATTGGTTCTTTTTCCCTCTTGTAACGCCAACGCCTTTTCCTGCACCAATCCCATAAGGCGGGTCAACTACTGCTAAATCAAAAATTTTGTCAGGAAAATGTTTCATACCTTCGATACAGTCCATTAAATAAACAGTCGATAAAGCACTGCGCCCAACACTACCTATACGCAATGCGGGGTTTTCGTTCTTTTCGATTGTTTCGTCTATGTAATTAAGTTCTATCATATTTCAAAGTTTTGTCTGTTTAAGCCCCGCACTGCGCATAGCTTTGTTCGTTAGCGGCAACCTTACAGAAACTCCTCAACCTTGTGAGTGTCTAATCCTGTATAAGTGTGTATTAGTTTCCGTAAAGCTAAACCACAACTTTCTGCCATTTTCATTCTATCTTCAATAGACATACCATCGTAATCTTGGTTATCATACATTTTGTCCATCAATGCGGTTTGGAAAATAATAGTAGCGTTCATAAAATCCCTGTTGGAATAATTAGGTTTGTTTTCATTACCTTTTGCTTCTGCATTTTGGTTTAGCAAGTCGTTTGCTATTACTTCGAGCTCTGTTTTGTAACTTCTCATTTTATTTGTGATTTATGAAGAAAGGCAGCCGCTAACAAGTGCTATACAATATGGCGGCTGACGTGCTTCGGTTAAACATTTGTACTTAATTCAAATTTGGTGCTTCGTATTGGGCTTTCTGCTGAGAATCCACCACATCGTATAGCACCGATACGATAAATTCCAAAAAGTAAACAGGCAAAAATTATTACAAGTAGTATATTGTAAGTTATATTTATGATTTTCATTTTTTATACAAATTAAATATTAATTATTCATTCCTAACTGGTCCTTTTACACGATATAGTTTTTTGATTTTTGACGCTGGCATATCAATATCGTCAAACTTGTCATTCTCCGACCGCAATATAACGCTTTCACTATTGGTTAAATTCCTCCGAATATACTTGAGCATTCGCTGTTCATCATTTGTAATTATTACATAAGGGTTACCCCATTGTATAATTGATCCATCTATTACTGGTATAATACCTATTAAGTCTCCAGACTTATAACGTGGGTACATACTATCTCCAACAACTGGTAAAAATGCAATACATTCATGGTATGCAGGTAAATCAATCTTACCAATTATCAACTCTGGCATTCCATCAAATTGCACCATATCGCCACCAGTTACAGGTACATTATATATTGGTATTCCTTCTACATCATTAATACTTGCTGTTACTTCATCTTTTTTTATCATATCACCAATTCCATTTAGATAAATTTTGCGCCGGAATACCTAAATATGCAGCTAATTTAGCATCACTTTTAAAATTATAATGCTTTTTTATTTTATTGATAATCAAAACCTTATCCATTATTTTTAAAAATTACATACATTTGTACAAAAAAATTTGCATATATATACATTTTGTATATATATTTGCCAAAGATTAACGATTTACTTAATAGTAATTTAAAAATTGGCAAATAATGAACAAAGAAAAGAAATACTTGGCAAAGGAACAAATTAGAATTAAGCATGCGGTTGCCGAGGCAATATTATCCACGCACAAGAATACACAGGAAGTTGCTACCCATATAGGAGTATCACCATTCACAATAAGATATAAGTGGCTGAATAATGTTGATTCATTTGACAAAGTAACACCCGCGCTGATTAATGCAATAGCATCAACACTTTCAATTCCTAAAAAGGAGGTCACAGAAACATTTCACCCAATTAATAAAGAGTCAACAATTAACTAATAATATACATAGATTATGCAATTAGATGAATTATTACAATCTGATGTTCAAGAAGAGCCAAAACAAAAAAGTGCTGGTAATGCATTTACATTTCCTGAATTTGAGTTGCCAATAGATGATCATTATACTCCTGAACTTGACGCTGATGATGTTGAGAGAAGGATAACTGATTATTATGAATTACAACACATAGACACATTTTAATATGTATTTTGAAGAAAAATCAAATGAATTTATGCCTAGCATGCGGAATACGCGTAGGTTACTTAATCAGGAAGTGCTAAATTTATTTCAGTTAGCAAGGGAGCTGGAGGATAAATCTATTAAGGTGAAGAATCATGCAATTTTTTTACAAAGCCATATTAATGCGCCTAATAAGTTAAAAAGTATTAAAAAAACAATTTCAAATGAACTTGCAAAAAGAAACGCTAAGATTATCATATCCAATAGTGGACAGGCTGCTGATAATGCCAATGCACAAGGTGTGCACACATTGCACAACGGGATTGATTCCAATACACAATCGAAAAAAGGAAAAAAATAATGATAATCTGTGTTACCTATGTAATGGAGAAGGAATAATAGATATATACAACAACACAAATGGCATTATTGAACGAGCATATACTGAAGACTTTGAATTGTGAACAATTTGGAGAGATATTAGAAAAGTTAATTGATAATAATAATATGCTACTGTATAATAAGATAAGGAGAAATGAGTGCATAGAATTAGCATCAAAAGGAGATGCTAATTATGTATCACATGAACGTGATGCAGTACTAGCAATGAATGAGGTGCTAAAATTACATGTAGTTAGAAGAACTCTAACTGTTGAATTATTAAAGTTGACATTAAATTTAACAACAAATAATATATGACTACACACGCGCAAGAAGTTATAGATAATTTTCTTTCAAAAGAATCTATTATTTTAAAAGATCATGAAACTAGGGCCCTAATATCTCAATTACAAGATTGGCTTACTTATATACAGGAGGAATTATCAATTAGTAATGATTTATCAAAGTCAGATATAATAGTATCTAAAATTGATATGAATCAATATAATGCAGTTCTTCTTGAGAGGGAAAAAAAAGGAATAATTGTATTTAATGCATAGCATGGGCCAGTTAATATGTGGTGTAGCTATTATAATAACATTCTTTAATTTATTATTAATATCTACATTCCTTTTAATAGACAATAATAATAACAATAATAAATTTAATCAACAACAACAACAACAACAATCATGACAACATTAACAACAACAACAACAACAAATGCAATTCCTTCTTTTGATTTGGATGGAAAATTGCCAATCTTAGCAGATGCTACTAGTGCTAATTATGAGCTCATGTCGGAGTATTGGACTCCTAAGAAGGAGGGGGAGAGTGTCAGGTGTTTTTTTCAACGAATTGAGGACTCGAATTATGAAAACCAAGAAACAGGTGAGGTTGTAGAGCTACCATGTGCAATATTATTATCGCAAAATGCCAAAGGTGAGATTAAGACAATTAGAAATGGGAGTAAACGGTTAGTTGCAAGTATAAAGTCAGCCCTTGAAAAGGGCATCATCATGCCTGGCTCTCCATTGTTAATTACTTACCTTGGGAAGGTGAAGAATGTGACCAATCAACACTCCTCAGATGGGTGGAGTATTGTACCTTTAATCTTTAATTCTTAGAATTAACTATAAGGGTGCTGAGTAATTAGCACCCTTATCTACTAAAAATTAATATATAAATACCATGCATAATAATACATATTATCCCGATTTAAATACAGCTATTGTTGGACATGAAGATATTATGATACAGTCAGATAATAGAGGAGATACTCAGTCAAAAATTGATACTATTTTAAAAAAGTTAAGTACAAGAGAAATGGCGGTAAATGTGCCAACAAAGTACATGAACTATTACGGATTGGTAGTACAGGATAGTCATAATAAGTACTTAGAAACTGATACACACCTTAATAGCTCACTTTTTAAAGAGGCATTAAAAACCCCATTACATTATTTTTTCGCAAAGAATGATAAATCTGATTTAATAAAATTGCAAGAAAAAAAAAGTTACTTAGAATTAGGCACTTTTGTGCACCAAGCCATTTTAGAACCTTCAAAATTTAGCAAACTAATAATAGAGTCACAATATTCATTATCAGATAATGCTGGTGTCGCTAAGGCAATAACTTTTTGGGAACAGACATACTTTCATTTAGATAACAGAGAAGAAATTTTTCTTGAGCTTAAAAAAAAGGCAGAAATAGAATGTGGTTCCTTAGAAAAAATATCAGGAAAAAGGGCATATATTAGGTTATTGATTGCAAATTCTGAAAAAATTGCAGTACCAGATGACGTTTTCTTTAAAATAAAAATGATTAAGATAAATATTGATAGGTATGGGAACGGCATAATATATGATCTTTTTAAGCACAGCAAAAGAGAAATTTCTTTTTACGCAGAAATAGACGGGTTAAACCAAAAAGTAAGACCTGATGCGATTCAATTCGAAGAAAACATAGGTTTAAATGCCATTATAAGTGTTAAGACAACATCAACAACAGATCTAAGGTCATTTTACAATCAATGTGCTAGCTTTAATTATGATTTATCTGAGGCTATGTATCAGGAAGTTGTAAGTAGAGTTTCGAATAGAAATTTTAATACAACAATTACGCTTCTCATCCAAACTTCTGCACCTTATGCAGTAGCATTGTTAATATGGAATGATGATGATATTAGTGTAGGTAGGTATAAGTATGAGCAGGCTAAGATAAGAATTAAGGAGGCCGAGTTATGTAATAATCATAATGGGTATGATATATACGCAGAAGAAGGCAATAGAGGTATTATAGCTATGCAATTACCACAATGGAATAATAGAGAATTATTGCCATCTAATTAATTAATTAATTAATAAAATAATGCCTAATAGAATATTACGTGATTGGACTGATTCGGAAAAAATAAACTCATTGAGTGTGCATGCAGAGAGATTCTTCGTTCGACTTATTATGAAAGTTGATGATTATGGGCGTTACACTGGCAATTTAAAGTTGATTAAGGCAAATTTGTATCCCTTTTTAATTGACAATATTCGAGAATCGGACATCACCTTATGGATCACCGAGTGTGAGAAGTGCGGGTTGCTCCTAGTCTATGAAGTTGAATTGAAGCGGTATATACAGATTAATAATTTTAATCAAGTACTTAGGCAAAAAAAAATGAGGTATCCTCCACCTATCATTGAAAGTGAAGATGACAAGCAGATGACAAGCAGATGCTATGAAGATGACAAGCAGATGACAAGCAGATGCATATCATCTGCTTCCTTGAAACGAAACGAAACAGAAACAGAAACGAAACGAAACGAATGTGAAGTAAATAACACTTTCGATTCACATGTAAAAAAATTCGTTCCTCCAGAATTGAGTGAGTTTGTAAATTACTTCAAGGAAAATGGGTTCAATGAAGAATTAGCTACTAGGGCATGGAAGGGGTATGATGAGGCTAATTGGGTTGATTCGAATAGAAAAAATATTATTAATTGGAAACAAAAGTGCCAACATGTTTGGTTTAAAAATTCAAAAAATGCAAACTATACGATTGCCGACAAAACAGATTATAAAATTGGGCGTAACACAAGATCAGAGATTGAGGAACTTCTCAACTTCGGAGGTAGTATTGACACAATGGTCGCGAATAGATAGATTAATTTTACATGCTGCCTTCGAAAGCGATAATGAGGATACATACTCAAGAGATTTTACTCTAGTAGTTATAAAGATATGTCAACAACTTGGGTGTAAGTTACCAAGTAAAGAGTTATTCTCTGTATTATTTGAGTTTCACAATAAATATTTTTCCGATATAACTTTATCTTCTATAAAATTAGCATTTGAATTGCATTTGTTAGGCGAAATTGTTGATGATAAGGGTGATAAAATAAAGCATTTCCAAAATTTCGATTGTGAATTTTATAGCTCGATTATTATACGATATAAAAAATTATTATCTGGCGTAGTTGCTAATGCAAGAAAAGAAATCTCTGAGATCGAATTTGAAACAAAAAAAATTAGCAATAGTATTAATAATGATAATTTTTTTTTGAATCAAATACTTGAAGATTTTAACAAAAAAGAAGTTGTATTTTTTGTAATAAAGTATGAGATATTAGTTGAATATGGGTTATTAAATATCACCAGAAAAAAGAAAAAAGAATATATGTTATTAGGAGAGGCTTTTGTTAAAAAACAGATGATTAATATGCGTATTGATTTTAAAAAAGGTACAGAAATAAACTATATTGTTGATATTAAGATTAACGCTAAGAGACTTGCATACATGGATTTTATTTCTAATAAAGAAAATTATGAATTAGTTAAGTTGAAGATTAACAATTTAAATTACAATGGTATAATATAAAAAGTTGTATAATGGATTTAATAAAAGTAAAAGACGAAAACGGATTAGAACTTACTGTAACAACAGGGCACCACGAAGATTATCAACCAATAATTGGTGGTATGGTTAATTCTCCAACTTGGGAAGAATATTTGTCTGATTACAAAGACGAATTTAAACCACATTTACGGTTAATAAAAAAAGCTATTGAAGATCTAGGCTGGGTAGGTTATACATCTGGTAGAATTGTAGATGATACTTGCTTTGTTTTTTCAGACGGAAATTTATTAGGCTTTTCTTGGCGTGCCTGGGGCGATTTAATGTCTGCAATAGTTGGTAAAAATGAAGGATATCTGGCGTACTATATGTAGGCTCGGTGTATTTAATTTAAAATTAATAAAAATGGTTAGTCAATTTAAAGAATTACAATTCAAATTCAAATCAGAAAAACTATTGAAGATGCACGTCTGCCCCCATTTTGGCAACACTATGTTAGCGGTATGTGCCTTGTTAAACTGATTAAATTTTAAAAAAAATGACAAATACACATTACAGAGCCAAGTCAAACGGAATATGGGTTTTTGGCTACCTATACAACAATTGCGATAGAGGTGTGAACCAAAACTTTATTGTAAGGGATAATGAAGAAATTGGGATTGGTGAACATATATTGATAGATAGTTACATTACTGGAATATCAATATGTACTATGTTAAAAGATAGAAACGGAAACTTAATTTATGAAGGTGATTTTTTAAGAGATGATGAAACTTTAGAAGATGGCGAAACAATTACATCTTTTTACCCTGTTGTCTATAATAATGCTACTGGTTGTTGGTGTATTGATAATTCATACTACAAAAACCATTCTCATTTAGTACCAATTATTGATTATTTCGGTAGTGATATGATGATAGACGGTAACCGATTTGACAATCCTGATAGGTTGCCAAAAATTAATTTTGATGATATAAAAGATTGTTACGAAGTCAATAAAATATTGTCTGATGAAAGTGGTATGCCATTTTAGGGTGTCGCTTGGCATTACCGCTAACGTTTTGCACATTGGCGGTCGTTTTAATGCCGCCAATGTGCTGTTAGCAGATGGCACAGTTTAATTAGTAGAAACTTAATTAAAAACACAAAACCATGAATACAGATAAAACTTCAATTGGAAACGAAAGCCCGCCATCTTGTTTAGATGCTGTTAGGCGTAGTGTTTACTCGTATGCAGTTACGGGAACATTTCACGGCTCAATAGTAGAAGCAGAAAGCGAGGGCGAGGCAAGAAGGGTATTTCATAAATATTATAATGGCGAAAGCATTATACATATCCGTAAAAGAGGAAATTTGCCAGCGTGGGCATATTAACATTACGCCTAACGTTTTGCGGATAAGCGAAGGCACAAATAGCGTTGGAATTGTGCGGTGGGATTTGGGCTTTTGCTTATGTGCTGTTATAACCAGTGCTTTTAATTAATTAACTTATAAAAAATAACAATATGGAATTTATGTCAAACATCAAAACCGAAACAAAAAAAGGTAAACTAACCAAAGCTAATGGCAAATGGTTTGTTGATTACATTACTGAACCTGCTGGAGAAAACAACTGGCATCATTGCTTACCAATTTATGAACTAGAAAAAGAAAGTGAGCAAATTGCAGATTTACTACTTGTCCAAAAATTTAACAAACCTGTTTGCGACCTTGAACAATTGGAAGTTGATTGGAAGTATGTCGTAACTGATGGTGTCACTAATTTTGGTTATGAATATGCAGTACTTGTATAGCATTGGTTATAACGTTTTGGGGTTTTGCGTAGTAGCCCTTAGTAAAAACTTAAAATTAACCACGACACTTGATAGGGCTATTACGCAAAACCCTTGTTATGTGCCGTTATTATAAAAATTATGACAAAGAAGGAAGAAAGGATATTTGAAAAAGTCCAAGAAGCGATATTGGTTGAATGTTCAATACAATGTCAAAAGTGTAAAAAAGACCAGAAAGCGTACAACACTGACGATTATTACTTTGCAGAGAGATTAATACGTGAAGCCTGGACTTTTAAACGTGATAGAATTTTGTGTGACGAGTGTTCCTAAAATGGCACATAACGGTTTTGGGCTTTGCGAAGGCAGGGCAATAGAATTACAAAAGTTTAAATATAGTACAAATGATAGATAGAATTACAAATGCTCAAATTACTTCCGAAAGCCCTGCTTTTGCCAAACCCGTGTTAGGTGCAGTGCCTTCTGTGGTGTATAATGAGGATTGTGTAGAGGGTTTAAAACGCTTTTCTGATAATCACTTTGACCTTGCAATAGTTGACCCACCTTACGGATTAGGCAATAAATTAGTAGATGGTGGAGCAGGTAGAAACGGGAAATTTGATAAGAATAGAGATAGTGTAAAGTGGGATATATTGCCTAATAATGAATATTTTACTGAACTAATGAGAGTATCTAAAAATCAAATCATTTGGGGAAGCAATTATTTTGAACTACCACCAACAAGATGCAATTTAATTTGGTATAAAATGCAAGAATTTAGTGGTGCTGATTTTGAATTGGCTTGGACAAGTTTTCACAAAGCAAGTAAGGCATTTAAAATGAGTAGAGTTGAAGCATATTCTGATGGTAAAATTCATCCTTGCCAAAAGCCAATTAAATTGTATGAGTGGATATTAAAAAATTACGCCAATGAAGGCGATTTGATTTTAGATACTCACTTAGGTAGTGGGTCAATTAGAATAGCTTGTCAAAAGGCTGGGTTCAACTTTACAGGTTTTGAAATAGATAAAGATTATTATGAAGCACAAGAAAAGCGTTTTAAAGATTTTGTCAGCCAACTCCGAATGTTTTAGGGTGTCCGCTGGCATTGCACCTAACATAGAAATAGGCGCAAGAAAATTGCGGGTTATTGGCTCTTTAAATAGGTCTATAGAGAAAATCAATTTGCCCAATGTGTACACAATGTGTGTATTTGTACCAGCAATTAAGCAAATAACAATTTAAAAAATAAAAAAATGGCAACATTCACATCAGACAACAAAGCAAAAGAAGTAGCAGCGCAAATAGCTAAAACTACACAAGTATTTTTCACAGATGAAGGATTAGAAATTCTTTTTACTTCGAAAGACAAAAACCAAAAAGAAATAGCTAATGAATTAAAATCTGTTTTTTCTGATGTTAAAGTAAAAGGTAGAAAAGTTCAAAGTATTGTAATTAACAGAATAAACCAAGTAATAAATGGAATTAGAATTACAGAAGTTACATACTAAACTTGAAAAAATCGAAACAGAGCTGTCTAAATGTAGAGGCTCTGTTTTAGAAGATGGATGGCAAACACAGCGTTACGCAAAAAAAATGCGTAAATGGGATTATTATGCACAAGAAAAAATGCAAATTTTACAACAAATTGACGAAATCGAATTCAGCAGAAACTTAATTTGAAACACTAAAAGAAAAAATAAAAATGAGCAAAGGGAAATTTTAAAAACATAATTCAAAAATGACAACAAAAGAAGAAGTATTGCAGAATTGCACAGTAGAAGGAACGGTAATTAAATTACCAAACACACAACTTGATAGAAAACTTTATCAAGAAGTTGCAAAACAAAAAGCCGCTGAAAAAGCACTTGCTGAATTGTAGCCTTTTGTGGTTCGTAGGATGCTCGGCTGTGGGTGTCCTACGGTTGCCACTAATGTTTTTGGGGCTAGGCGTTCGTTGTGGATTAGAAAGTACAAATGTTCAATCAAGCACAATGCAAAATGAAAATACAAATGCTCAACCTAGCACCAAAGCCACAATGACGCAAAACCAATGTTGGTGGCAGTCTTTTGATCGAACTAAATGAAAAATTATAATGACGAATATTTGTAAACATATAACACATCAAATTGCTGAAAGAGAGTTTTATGTGAACCAAAAGAAGCCATATAGCGGTACAAGAATTATTTGCAAAAAATGTGGTAAAAATAAATTTATAAAAGATAAGAAATATGGCATGTATCGTACGGTATTTGGCTAAACGAAGGCGGCATAGCACACCGCCCAATGTTACCACTACTGTTGATTGCCGCTTTTGTTTTAGCCAATGTTATAGGATGAAACTTTTGCGGATTAGAACAATAAACTAAAATTAAAACAATGATACAAAAAACAGATTTACGAATAGGCAACCACCTTCAATACTTTATTGGTGAGGATGGGTGCGACTGGGATAACACCAAAATTGATTGGCAACACCTGAAATGGTGCGATGAAAAAAACGAAAACTTTAATCAGGTACATAAAGGCATACCGATAACCGAAACTATTTTAGGGGCTAACAATTTTGTATTTGATGGAACAAATACAGGCAACTGGTGGATGAACCTACAAACGCACTATTTAGAAATGATAAGTGCTGCTGATGGTTGGTATCCATTATATGCACAAGTGCCTGAATTTTCAAGCGAGGCAGAGCAAAGGGTAGGTTTACAAAGGATTGAATACATACACGAATTGGAAAATCTGTTTTTTGTATTGACTGGAAAAGAACTAAACATTCAATTATAGCAGAATGGTAGCAAAAGTTTTTTCCTGTAACGTTCTCGCAGATTGCCGATGGCGGGGACTTAGAACCACAAATGTTCGGCTTAACCACAAATTTTAATAAGATGCAAGAAGCAACAATTAACAACGAAACTCCCGCTATTGGCAATACTGTGTTAGCTGCTTGCTGGATTTCTGTAAATGATAAAATGCCAGATCACAGACAAGAAGTTTTGGCTACACTTAATTACGCTGGTTCACCAAAAGTATGTCAATGCACATTTGTAGAAAGATATTGTAACGATAAAGTTGATTGGCTAAATGTTTTTGTTGGATTAAACGGAGGGTTATACCCAAATCAAGGCGTAACTCATTGGATGGCATTACCGTGTCCACCAGCTTGCAGCTAAACGAGGTGGCTGTTTATACCTCGAAACTTTAATACAAAGGACAATGGATGAAAGAGATTACAAAGCTATGAACGAAGAACTGAACCCACTTCTTGCCAAACTGGCTGCTATATGCCGTTTTCCTTTGCAGTCAAATTTTTAACTTTTAAATAAATATAAAAATGTCAAATCAAAAATTAGGACAAGGTCAAAAGGTTTATTTTAATAACGAAAATCTACCTTACAATGTAATGGCAGTATCAGAAAGATACGCTGTTGGTTCTCGAAAACTGGATAAAAAAGAAGATAGCGAACTTCTTGAATTTGAAGTAACAAGAGGGGCTTATTACTCCGAAGAAAGAGCCTTTAATGCACACAAAGGAAATCCAGTTTATTCTCTTTTAGATTTTCAAGCCAATGAAAAAGCCCCTGATAATTGGGTATTTGGAATGATAGATTATTTTGATAAAGAAGATTGTCAAAAGTGCATTACGCTACTCGAAAAAGGCGAAGTGGAATTGTCAAGAAGAAATGTAGTCGAATTGTCGATTGATTGGGGTCGCACAAATGGCATATAACGGATTTCAGCTACCCGTCAGGGCAGGATTAAATAGTAGAGACTTTCAAATAGCAATACAGATGAAAAAAGAACATAACTTCGATAACTCACAGAACCCTGCCTTGCGGGTAGGGGATGTTAGGCCTCGTATTATCTCGATGTGGGAACATTCGGACTGGGGAAACTCAATTTACTTTACCGATTGGGATAAGAGAAGGATAGCTGGACATTTGACACCAACCCCTAAAGAAGGGGATATTTTAAGGAGTAAAATGGGAAGTGGTAAAATAGCAAGATTCAAGTTTGAAAAAGTAGATGTTATGTCAGACCCAAGAGACCAGTTTTTTGCAACGGTGTCGGATTTGGAATATGAGGCATAACGGATGGGTATATGACCAGTGCGAAAATAACCGATGCAGTTCGATACGAGAACGGACGCTCACGTTTTAAAAATTTTTAGGGAGGATTTTTTATGTTTTATTATTACGGAAGAAAGAAATTACTTGCAGACAAATATCCAGAACCAATAGGGGATATTATTATAGAACCATTTGCAGGTAGTGCCGCATATTCAATGGCACAAAACAGATGGAAGAAAGAAGTTATTTTATACGATGATTATTTTGTTGTTGTAGAGATATGGAAATATTTAATACAAGCAACAAGAAACGACATACTTTCTTTACCTGATTTAAAACAAGGTGATGATTTAAGAAATATAAATTCATTATCAGAAGTTGAAAAATGGCTTATTGGATTCCATATTAATCCGGGCTCACCTACACCAAAAAACATTGCTACAAAAATGAATAGATGGGGAGCAGGTAAGAAATATATTGCAGAAAACATACATAAAGTAAAGCACTGGAAAGTTTATAAATCTGACTATATTAAAATAAGCGAAAATTCTGAAAATATAACTTGGTTTATAGACCCTCCTTATGATAGAGAAGGAATATATTATGCAAAAAATAGCACTAATATAAATTACAATGACCTTGCGAATTTCTGTATTAATAGAAAAGGTCGTGTGATTGTTTGTGAAAACTTTGGTGCAGGATGGTTGCCATTTAGAAGTTTTGCAACAACAAAAAGTTGCGGAACACGAAAAAGTATTGAAGCAATATGGACTAATTTTGATAATGATGAAAGATTTTTATTTTAATGGCTTTGAAAAAGCCAAAGCGGGTGGGCAAAAATTTTTAAAACACTTGCAGACAGTATCTACGAAGCTACACAGTAAGCATTGGTTATATACCGTGTTAGCAAATCGTTTTAATGAATGCTAACATAGAAATAGGCACAGGAAAATTGCCTATTATTGGCTGATGAGAAGTTACGCCCGCCTGCAAGCCGTTCATAAATACATTGTTGGTGACTGCCTATTTTGGGAAACACAAATTGTTTTATCTTTTTTTTTGTAATTATGAAAAATGTTATTACTTTTGTGCATCCAATTCGCATAGCGGTCGCTACCGCTCAAACATTAGCGGTTTTTTTGTGCCTTATATTTTGTAATGATACCTATGAAACACGGTGTCGTGATTACCGTAATTGTTTGAACACAATTGCCCTATGCGGGTTGGATAACGGAAATTTACGGCACCGTGTTTTGTCGTATATAATCAAAATATCCAATAGCATAATGCAAACCAATCAAAACATCGCTTTATCTTCCATGAGTGAAGATGCGAACATCCCAACAGCCCTACAAGAGGCTATCCAAGAGTTTTTCTCTTACAACGGCACACCGCAAGACATTGACGACACGATGTTTTCAATGCTCGAATCCGCCATCACAGGCTTTGAAGAAGGCGGCTCAGATGCCAAAGAAGTATTAAACTACCTCTTTTTCTACAAAACCGCAAAAATCTTGTTTGCTCAATTACATCCTTTCACCTCCAAAACTACCGTAGAGTTATGCAAGAACTAATCAACTCTTTTTATTTCAACGGTCATGGTGTCCGTGTTATCAGAAACACAAACGACCAAGTCTTCTTTGTGGCAAACGATGTGTGCGATGTGCTAAACTATTCAAATAGTAGAGATGCTATTGCGAAACATTGTAAAAAAGAGGGTGTAGCGATTTGCGACACCCCTACCGAAAGCGGTATTCAGCAAATGACTATAATAAACGAGGGCAATTTATACCGTCTTGTTTTGAAGTCTAAGAAAAAAGAAGCTGAAAAGTTTGAAAGCTGGATTTGTGATGAAGTTTTGCCTACCATACGCAAAACAGGCAAATTTGAGCAAAAGCCAAAAACCCAAATAGAAGCCTTATTGGAATCTGTGCAAATATTGGCGGGGCAAGAACAACGATTGATCCAGGTTGAAAACAAACTTGCACAACTCGAAGAAAGCCAAACGACTGCCCCGACCTGGCAATACTATACTAATTCATTTGAACAAATGGCAAAAATCTTATCTAAATGGCCGAGCCTTTCAGCTACGTCAAGAGCAGATTCGTTTTTTGCCTTAACTATTGCCCTGAGACTTATACCATAGCGATAATAGAGCCTATCATAAACCACTAAACGGATTTTCCATATTAGCCTTGACTTTGTGGTATTCTAAAACGGACTTAGCTGATTCAGTCTGTGCTTTTTCAAGTTCATCCATAGCTTTTTTTACCCAAGAGCCACTTAATGAAACTCCTGCTTTTACGCTTCGGACTATTGACATCCAAGCATCTTCCTTATTTAAGAAGTGTGTATTTTCATACATCTTTTCCTCTTTACCGTTTTCGTCTTTGCAATAATTTGGATAACCAAACTTATCATCACAAACACATTTTACAGGCTGAACATCTCCGTCCGTACCTCTCCAACAAATGATTTTTTCTTTTGACATATTTCTGTTTTTTAAATTAAGTTTCTACTAAATTAACCGCCACATACGCATAACAGCAGTTTGGCAAAATGGCGGTTTTAGTGGTAAATTGAACGTCTGTGCATCTATTGAAGTGTAGTGCTAAACCGAACATTTGTGCTTCGATTTCCGCCACTTCGCCAAGCTGCAAAACGTTACCTACCATTTAAAGACAGCCAAGCCTTCAAGCATTTCTGACAGGTATTCGACCTTTTATCTGTTATCGGGAAAAGGTGCTTCATGTTTTCCAAATAACCATCTTTATCAATAGTGCATTCAGTAGCTTCCATCCAAAATGAAGTAGTACCACAAAGCACCTTTCTTTCGTTTGTAATAATATGCAGTTTAGTATTTTGACCATGCTTCATGCCACCATAGCCGAAATAAACGGCAGGTAACAAGTGTTTTGCGTCAGGCGGGGCGACTTGCTCCGAATGAACATTTGTGCTATGTTGAACTTTCGTTTCCATATTAATCATTTGTGGTTAAAATCCCGCCCTTCGGCAAGCAAAATCCCGTTAGCGGTCAGGCTAAGACAACCCATACAATCAAACCGACAATTACACCAAAAACTATTATAGTCATTTTTGCAAAAGCTAAGTTTTCAGCTCTATCCCAATCGTGTAAATTATCATAACCTTGTTCACCAATCCATTTATAGTCAGTTTCTAATTTATCTGACTGCTCTTTTTCAAAAGATTTACGCTCTTTTTCGTGCAACTTTTTTACTTGTGTTTCAAACCAACTCATAATTCAAATATAATGTTTTTGACTTCTAAAAGCGGAGAAGTCCGAACCGCTAACACTTGCTTTGCAAAATGGCGGGTGAAGTGCTAATTTGAACCCTTGTAATTCTATTGAACGGCAGTACTATATTGAAGATGTGGTTTTCTAAAACCGCCACTTCGCAAAGCAGATGCCGCTAGCTGCAATACTAATCATCATAGTCATTAGAAGGTTCTCGTTCCTTAATGAAATCCTTGCACCATTTTACTATATGGTTATTGTACAAATCAGAAAGTTCAGCAATATCTTCACCCCAATATTCTTCATCGGTAAAATACAATCTACCTTCCCAAACTCCTCTCCAACAAAATGAGCCTTCAAATTTCTTCAAGCATTTACCTTCATCAAACACTTCTCTATCATCGGGTTCATTTTCTTTATCAATATAGCTAAATCCTTTCTTGCCAGTTGGGAAATGCTCCCAATCTTGCACAGGATAACATTCAAATTCTAAAGTGTGTGCATCGGTTGTAAAATGAACCATATAGTCCATCATTCTAACCCGTACTGCACCTAACACGGGTTTTGTTCCATTGGCGGTTTCGTGGTTATTGTT